ATATTCCAGAAGGACATATGCTTGAGGACTTGTTTGATACCCGTATCCGTGATGACCTCAAGTGGTTTTTGGAACGGAGTGATTTGGTAACAACAACTACTCCGGCTCTCCAGAAAGAACTCTCAGAATATAATGACAACGTGCATATCGTGCCGAATGGTTTGCCTTTCGATGAATGGCAATTCACCATAACAAAGGATCGTTATTCTAAGAGTCCATTGGTGTGGGCTGGCAGTGAAACCCATAAACATGACTTGGCAATCCTACCGCCCCTCGGTAAGATGCTAACACTCTGCGGATTCCGTAGAGACAAAGAAGAGCTAAGTAGCTTGCAATGGACATTGATACGAGAAGATATTCAACCTGATTGTATCTATGAAGGTGTCAGACCATACGCCACTTACATGGAATCGTATGACGGTCATCAGATTAGCATTGCTCCGCTTGTAGACAATCCTTTCAATAATGCAAAAAGCAACCTCAAGATTCTTGAGGCTGGAGCCAAAGGCTTACCGTTGATTTGTTCTCCTCGTGAGAATTATTTCACCGAAGAGTTTAAGGATCTGGTTTACTTTGCTGATTCATTATCTGAATGGAAAGACCTGGTGGAATACTTAGTAGAGTCTCCAGATATTTGTGTTGAAAAGGGAATGGCCTTAGCCAAATATGTACGTGCTCAATATAGTATTGATGCATTAAACGAGACTCGTAGATTACTTATTGAGAGGTTGTAATGAATACATTCGATTTTGAATATAACTTGCCGTCCGGCACTCCTGTAATTGTCGAAGTAGATTTCTTCTACGAAGAACCAAATCCATTATCTCGCGAAAGTGATTGGGATTTCTACGGTGGACTGATCATTGATGATGTTCGTGTTTATGATGGAATGGAAGAAATATCCAACGTAAGTATTACAGGTGCAGAAATAGCTTTCCAATTTAAGAAATACAAGGAAGACTTGGAACTTAATTATGTAATGGAGAGCAACGAATATTTTTAACAGGAGAAACCAGTGACACATGTTGTAAATAAGTACGGCTTTAATATTGATTTGAGTCGAGAAGGTCACACTGGTTGTCCACGTTGTATGAAGAATGGTAGAGATCGTTCACAGAATAACTTGATGGTATATGGGTTAGATAGTGGCGGTGAGCACAAAGGAGCACACTGCTTCTCATGCGAATTTACCATTCCGAGTCAAGAATGGTTGGATGAACACGGTGAAGAAATTGAAGAGGAGGATATCTTGGGAAGCGAGTTCAACCCACAAATTCATGATAAACTGAAAGAACAAACCGGAACAAACCCACGAGGCTATCGTGGAATCCGAGAAGATATTTCAAAACCCCTGGGTGTACGTTATGGTTATGATGCTGAAACAGGCAATGTGACAGACACATATTATCCAACCACTAAGAGCTATCAGATCGCAGGTTATAAACACCGCATCGATCCGAAAGACTTTACACAACCCGTAGGGGAAACAGGTAAAGAATGTGACCTGTTCGGTGAGTTTAAATATCGGAACCACAGTGGTACAATCGTCATCGTAGGTGGTGAGCATGACATGCTTGCAGCTACACAGATGCTGATGGATCATAACAAAGGTGGTAAATACCCTGTGCCAGCCGTTGTCTCTGGTACATGCGGTGAGAGTTCCCTGCACAAGCAACTGCAATCACGCTACAAGTTCCTCGATCAGTTCAAGAAAATCATTCTCTGCATGGACAATGATGATGCTGGTAGAGCAGCAGTAGAGAAGTGTGTTAAGATTCTACCTCGCAACAAAGTGTATGTGATGGACTTAACTGAGGTTAAAGATCCTAATCAGGCACTTGAAGAAGGAAAGGTTGATCACTTCATTGACCGATTCTTTAAAGCGAAGATGTACACCCCTGCTGGTGTATACGCATCAAACGTCCTGTACGAGGCTGCATTGGAATGTTTGGAGGCTAAGGTCATAACCCTACCGCCATTCATGCGACAGGCTGCTAACATGCTTGGAGGCGGTTTGGTGGAGGAAGAGATTACTGTTATTCTGGCTAAAACCAGTATCGGTAAAACTCTCCTGGTGAATGAGATCACCAAACACATTATCATGGCGCACCCAGAGCATACTCTTGGCGTTCTTTCCTTGGAGGCAACGTACAAGAAGTATTCTCGTAACTTGCTGTCATCTTTCCTGCACATTCCTCTGCACCGTAAAACGGCAGAAGAGAAACAGGAGATCCTGAAAGCGAATGAGGAGAGAATTCGTAACTTCTACGAGCACGAAGACGGCACTCCACGTTTCTACGTGTGTGATGACCGAGGAGCTAACGTAGACGTTATCAAGGAAAAGGTTCTGGAGATGATCATCTACTTCGGAGTGACAATCCTTGTTATCGACCCTTATTCTGACTTGCTTTCTGGTATGGATGTTTCCGCGCAGGAAGAACTCGCAACTTGGCTGAAACGTATTATGAAAGAGTACGGTATCACTATTATCGTAATCTCTCACGTTAAGAAGTCTTCCAATAACAGCAATGAACACATTGTGGAAGATGATGCAATGGGTAGTAGCTTCCTGGCTAAAGGTGCTGGTATCACCATCGCACTGGAACGTGACAAACAAGCAGAAGACCCAATGGAACGAAACCGTACATATTGCTACATCCTCAAGAACCGTGAGTTCTCTGAGACAGGTGCAGCAGGTAGTTTCTTCTATGAAATCAAGACTGCTACCCTTCATGATTACGATCAGTACATGAACAAACTGCCTGTACCCGAAGGTAGTTATTAATAAAAGGGGCGCAAGCCCCTTGACTTAGAGGAGAGAATTATGATACAGTTAAAAGGTTCCGTAACGACAGTCGAGAGAATGGATGTAGAAGTTACCCCGCAGGAACTATCCAAACACACAATAAAGAACTTCACCCCTTACGAGATAACCCGCATGGCTTATGCAAGTTGGCTTGCTGGCAAGGGTATGGGGACAGATGTTCAACTCAAACAAAATTCCCTTGGTGCATATTATTTTCAAGAGTATGAAAATAATGGGAGCCATTATTCAGGTTATTACGAAGTGAGTAATGCATACAAGGAAGGTGACGAAGTTATTTGGGAGCAATTCCATCAGCTACTTAATACATTAAAATAATTAGGAGGGAAAATGGGAGCATTTACTTTCGACATTGAAAGTAACAACTTGCTTAATGATGAGAGTGTGGATTACCTGTCAAGTCCTTATCGACTGAAAGACAGTTTTGAGATGCACTGTATTGTATGCGAGAGTCATGACACCGGAGAGATTATTGCTTTCCACGATGGAGACAAGTATCACTTCGATGGTCGTCCTTACGTAGAGACTGACGGGAAATACACTTACAGCCTGTTAGAATACGAACATCAGGATTACACCCATTTTCCAATGAGCGCATTCCGAGACTTCGTTAAAGGCACTGGTGTATTTGCCAACAAACCTCAGTACAAGATTACGAAAGTAGTTGGTCATAACATTATCAACTTTGACTTGTTAGCCATTAAACTCTACTTTAAAATGAATTACAGCGTGAAGTATAATACTTGGGATAATCAGGATGTGGAAATCTGTGATACCATGATCCTGAGTAAAGTGCTGAACCCTGACCGTTTCGGTGGTCATAGCCTGGCGGAATTATCCAGCAAGGCAGGTGGTGATGTTAAGCTTGACTTCCGTAAAGATATTCCGGTTGAAGATCGATTCAAAACGTTTGCAGCAGACATGCTCTATTACTGTATTTACGATAACAAATCGAACACCGCTGTATATAAATACCTGATGGAAGAATGGGGAGACTACGATAAGTGGACGGAACCATTTATTCTTGAACAACGTATTGCTGACATTATTACTCGTCAGGAACACCGTGGCTTCGCTTTCAATATGAAACAAGCCGAAGAGAATATAAAAGATCTTGATTCTAAGATGGAAGCGTGTAGACTTGAGGCTGAACCTATTCTCCCTCCGAAACCTGCAACGAAAGGTTATCTGAAAGATTTCATTCCGCCTAAACTCCAGTTTAAGAAGAATGGTGATCCAACAAGTAACATTACGAAGTTTGCAGCTAAGCATGGTGGTGAACTGGTTGAGCGTGAAGATGGATGGTGGTTGATTGCCCTGGATAAGGAAATGAAACTTCCTATCTCAAGTGAAGAGCCAATCTGTGAACCTACTGTTCCGGCTACACTGAACGACACGACACACATCAAGAACTGGTTGGTAGGATTAGGCTGGAGTCCTTCTGAGTACAAAGATAAAGACATTACGTTGAAGTCTGGTACTAAGATTAAAAAGGACGAGGCGCAGATGGAGAAAGCGATTCGCGATTATGTGGATCAAACTCTGGCATCAAACTTCTGTCAAGATCGTTGTGACCACCTTGAATGTACGCCTGAAACTCTTGAGTGGAAGCTGCGTGACCGTATTGCTAAGGCAAAAGGTAAAGGTGTCAAGGTGTTGACTAACCCATCATTCACCAAGGGACAGGAGAAAGAGATTTGTCCTAACCTGGCTGAACTGGGTGAGAAGTTCCCGTATGCTACTCAGATCGTGGAATACCTGACGTACAAACACCGTCGCAACTCTATTCTCGGTGGTGGTGCAGATTGGGAAGATGATGAAGAGGATCAGGAATACAACAAAGGTTATCTTGCAGCAGTAAGGGCAGACGGGCGTATTCCAACGCCAGCGGCAACGTGTGACGCTGCTACTTCTCGCATGAAACACCGTCTTGTTGCTAACATTCCTCGTGTAACCTCTCTGTACGGTTTCCAAATGCGTAACATGTTTGGTGTAGAGGTTCCGGCATACTTCCAGATTGGTTATGACTTTGACTCACTTGAAGCAAAGATTGAGTCGCATTACTGCTGGAGATATGAAGCAGAGCCACATGAATATTGTAACGCTCTTCTGTTAGAAAAGCCGCATGATGTTCACTCAATGATGGCACGACGCATTACAGAAACTATCGGACGTAAGTTTGAACGTGCTCCGGCTAAATCTGTTAAGTATGGTATCACATACGGTGCTCAGGCTGCGAAGGTGGCTAAGACAATCGGTAGTGATATGCACACAGGCCAGATGGTTTATGATGCATTCTGGGAAGCTGCAAAGCCTCTCGCATTACTGAAAGAACGTCTACATGATTTCTGGGTTAAAACAGGTAAGAAATACATTCTCGGTATCGACGGACGTAAAGTGCCTACCCGTTCTGCTCACGCTATCCTAAACTCACTCTTCCAGAGTGGCGGGGTTATCTGTGCGAAACGTGCAATGGTGATTTACGATGACCTGATCGAAGAAGAAGGGCTGGCAGTTGACTTCTTTGTTGACGATTGGAAAAACAAATCCTTCGTGCAGCAAATGATCGCTTACCACGATGAAGCACAACTTGAGGTTACTCGTGACCTGGTTGAGTTCAAATGGTTCTCCAAAGAATCTTTGGGCTGGATTCAAGTTGATGATGAGAAAGAGCAGGAACGAATCGACAAAGAATGTATGGCTAAAGTAAATGCGTGGAAAGCTGAGGAAGAAACTCGTACTGGTAAGATCTGGGCTAACGTACACGAATCTCCGAAAGGTGGTTGGTTTACTGGCTACAGTCGTGCAGGTGAACTGGCATCCATCGCAGTTAAGAAAGCAGGTGAATTCTATGGCCTGAACGTAGAACTGACAGCAGGTTATGACTTGGGTAATTCCTGGGCAAGCTGTCACTGATAAACAGGGGCGAAAGCCCCTTATTAGAGGAGAAAACAATGAAATTAGTAGAAACAGTAATCACTACCGTAGAATTTGAAGTAGGGGATGTAGTTATGTTCCTTGATGAAGTTGGCTTTTATAAATTGGGAGATGTAATTGTTCTCCGTAAAGATTCCGAACCAGAAAGATTTAAAGCTGAGGGTGCAGGATTTATTGCGGGGGAAGCCAATGTAACACAGAAATGGCTGCATGATCTTCTGAAAGAAGGTCGAGTGAAACTGTTAGGGGAGTTAAAATAATGGCATTATTCATGACCGTAGATAATCAAAAGCAAGCAGCATCAGAACTTCTTTCTAAATTGAAGATGGTAGATCCGTTTGCTATGATCGCAGGTGGTGCTCCTCGTGACTGGTACTTTAACACCGTTGCCAAGGACTTGGACGTATATCTGCGTCTTCCTAACCACAATACCATTGGATTGGTAACTTCCTTGGCTACAATGGTGGGGATTAAAGATTTCTACCCTATTGACAAGATTAAGGAATCAACCTACGCAGAATTACCTAACCTGAAATGGGTGTTTGAAGGTCGTTACAACGGTATTCAAGTTAATCTGATGGTTATGGAGAAGGGTGTACGCGAAGAAATTATCAAAGATTTCGACGTGGCTATCTGTCGGGCATGGTTTGATGGGATCGAGTGTCATTACAATGAAGAATTTCAATTCTGTGTGAAGACTCGTGTTTGCCTGGTCCATGAGAACTACACTGGCAAAGAAGCACATCTACGTAAGATGGCTAAGCGTTTTCCACAATTCATGTTTTATAAAAAAGTAGAGATTCCTGATGATTCAGATATCAGCTTTGACGAGCCACCTGCTGCTCCTCCTGCACCAATGAAGCAGAAGCAAGAGCCGCACATGAAGCTGCCGGAGTACATCCCACTGAATCAGCCACACTGGACTGATGAAATTTAATGGGTGAGGGGTTGACAAACCCCTCCATTTCATGTTAAGATGAGGACTTGAATGACAGATTCACGCGCTAAAATAACAGTCGAGACTTCTTACAGTCGTGAGATGAACAGTCTCGTTCTCGTTGAGAAAGAAGCACTTCCACAAGACAATTCGTTCTTCATACAACTTCTGAGTATCACTGGCGGTGCAGTACGTTTAAGTGTACGTATCGACGATTCTCAGTTCTCAGAACAAACTGTCACCCGTAAAGAATTTACCCTGTTGCAAGACACACTTCGAAATATCTTAGATACTCCAGGCAAAGCCGGAATCATTAATCTTGGTGGAAACAAGATTCAACTTCTGCATTTTGAAAATGGTGAAATCGGTGTGGGTATTGGGAAGGGTAAATATCTGTTAGAACCAACAGATGCAATTCTATTAAGAGAATTCTGCGTCAAAGTAATGTAATCCAAAGAGGAGAATATATGCCAGTAATTAATTCCGAAATCGACCGCAAGACTAAACAAGAAGCATTCTGGGCTGAGGGTATTGTAGAATATGTTAAGCTGGACAAGTTTGCAGAGATGAAAGTCTCTTACATTAAAGTCGCTGGTCAGCCGGATAAGAAAATTGAGTCCACTCACAAAGCTTCCATTCTTCTGAAAGAGAAAGGTGCTGGTAAGGATGATCCAGGTGTTTGGATCGGTCTGGGTGATGTTAAGCTGCATCCAGAGCATGAAAATCTGCAAGTCAAGAAAGACGACCAGTGGGTGACTATCGAACGTGGTGTTGAAATTACACTGGACGTTAAGCCTAATGAATGGCAGGGTAAAACTTATTACCAATCATCCAAAGGTAAGATCTTCGTTGTATCTACCGAAGGTGTTCAAGCTGCTGCTCCGAAAGCAGGAAAAGGTGGTGATAGCACTCCAGCTAAACAACCGTTCAAGAAACGCGATACCGTAGGTATTGAAACTGGTCACGCTGTTAACGGTGCTCTTGAGCTAATCCGTGGTGGTGTGAAAGGTGATGCCTTTGAACTCGCAGGTGTAGTACAGTCCGCCACTGTAACGCTGAAAGCAGAAGTTGCTAAG